AATTGTAGATTGAAGATAATAGTAGGTGGGTAGCAGATGAATGATAAGATGAAGGGGATACAGAATTTCCTCTAATTGTTATAACATGACCACTATTTACTTTATATGGATAAACAGGAATGATTGACCAATATTCATCTATAGTTGAAACAACATGAGCGTGGTAACTAAATCCGACACTCTCCTTGCCAAAAGTAACAGCATTGAATGTATAATTAGAAGCATCTAATATTGCACTGGCGGATGAGATAGTTCTTATGGCCGGATTGACGGTCAAAATATCAGTTAGTACTTCACCAAATCCTTGAGTTAACATATTAGACTGGTACTTCTACTTCAGTTAGTATTCTACTGCTGGACTGATATGACTTAGAGCACCAAGCACTATTCAATCTGTAATCCAATCTAGATCCGCCTTGAGAATTCATGACCGCACTAGTCTCATTACTATCTCTGCTAGCGTATCCAACTTTATGATTCTTTCCTGCTATATCATTCCAGAAATCAAATATACTATTTAATTGTTGTTTTGTTAGATAGGCTACAGATTCTGGGCATACGTTAAACTTTAATGGAACTGTAGCCATCTCATACATTGTCATATCCATAAGTCTAACTTCATCTATCAATGAATATCTGTCAGGCTGTGCAAAAGAAAATACCTCTATAAAATATTTTTGATTTTTTCTGTGAACTTGCCCATACGATATTGAATAATTTCTATCTGCAACTGTTGATTTTATTTCACCGTAATCACAGAAACTATTATAGGTGTCGAACTCTAACTCAAGATTATAAAAATCTTGTTCACCTAATCCATATAGAGGGGCAACAGGGTTACTCCTATCCGTTACGACATCTATGCACTTAAATTTGTTAAATTCAGTCGCTGGGCTAAATTGTCTGCTAGTCTCTGGCATATTCAGGGAATGAATCAATCTGGTCTTATCAATATCGCTAATATCTTTAGCGTGCTGAACCCAATTACCATTTACATCAAAAGACCAGAACTTTCCTCCTTCATCTTGAGTGTGAATCCATATTCCTATTGATCCTCCACTTTCTGTCCCGTCTGAATTTAGGATTAAACCGTTTAGATTTAATTTAAACTTATGATCTGGCAGTAAGAAATTTGACGATAAAGGATATCCAATATTTTGATCTAGATTCTTTCTGCTGATATCTATCCTCAATCTTTGATTATAAGGATTTCCGCCTGCCGTCATCTTTATAAATGTTCTTTCAAACATATAATCTGATGAGTATATTTTTTGATTAGATCTAGGTATTTTTATAACACCAAAATTATTAGACCCAACATAACCAGAAAGGGAAACTAAATCTATACCATCAATTATAGATGAGTTAAACAATTCATACCCATCATTAAATACAGCCACGGAAGAATAAACACCACTAGCTGTATTGTAAGTTTTGAATAGATTTGTTTTATCTAAAACATTATCAGAAGAACTAAGTGAATCAATAATAAAGTTTGATGATCCAACAATATTAAAATCATGATTGTATATTATTGGTCCGTAGACATGAGAGAAAATGTTTGCTCCGTCTAAATAGTGCAGATCCTCCGCTAGCCTATGCCTATTAAATTCTTTAGTGTATAGATTGTACAGCTTGTGTAATTTATTTCCAAACCTAAAATTGTAATACTCATTTACAGAGTTTGGAGACCATCCACTAACTTCCATAGCAGAGTTAGCATAACTAGTATAAATATCCTTCCACTTTGTTTGCTTTAGATAATTTGAGTATGCTAAGGTGGAAGTCACCGCTGGGATTGGATAGGATGACTTAGCTTCATGCAATTTTCTTTGTTCTAGTAAATTATGCATGGTAGCGTAAACGTCAGCTAGTTGTCCTCTATCTACATAATAATCATTATAAGTTAGATTTACATGGCCTCTGCACTTTATGGTACTGCTCATTGGGTAACCATAAAAGGATGAGGGTGAGCTAGTATCGTGGCATATTGAATATACGTCTGGGATACTAGAATAATTTTGTATGTTCTGGAACGTCAAGGAACTTGGAATGAAGCCTAAAATCATCCCAGATAAGGATGAGACTGGATCAAATGATGTTGGCGTATTGAATCCAGTTCTATCGTAATACCCTAGAATTGGTATAATCTTTTCGTAAGATCTTCTCCTTAGAGTATTCCTTGGCACGCTTGACAGAGCTATTCCAGTTCTAAGCTCTGGGGATACAAGCGTCTGTAGGGCGGATCTTTGTATGTCCTTTCCAACTCCAGTATTTCTCTTGTATGAACTAACATAAAGAGCAGACACTTCATAGTTTGAAAGCTGCTTGGATGTATCATTTAATTCAGGCTTATCTATTTGTAAGTATTGAAATAGGAAAGCATCTAAATCAGTATAATCTACAGCCGAAAGATTTAAATTTACTAGCGGGATTGAGTGGGCTGGCGCAAATTCATTAACAATTTGAGAAGCTATTTCTACTGCATCTCCAGTATCTTCCTTCTCGTCTTTCTTACTAAAATCAAAATCACTAGCTAGCAAGTCTAAACTAAAGTGTGAAGACTTTCCTGACCATAAGGAAACATACTCAAACTTTCTACTATTTAAGTTTGCTACTATATCAGAAATATTTGGAGGGTCATTGTACCCAGACGTAAAGAACAGCCATCCATTAGATCTAGCCTGATCATCTACATTTAAAGTATTAGATCTTATGTAGTCTCCAACTTTATCGGCAAATGGCTTGCTCACACCAAAGCAAACTAACCTATCGACAATATATAGAATCATCTCATCCGATAATTCTACATTTTGATAGTAAGGTATTTCTTCAAATGGAGGTACTGGATATTCCCTTCCTCTGTAGGAGTAAGATGATAGATTTGTTGGAAAGCTGAACGACGATGATAGAGAAGATACAGAATATAATTCTAGTATTATCCTATCTGTAGCTAATCTTATATTTTCATCAATACTTGAATATGAGTAGCCACCAACAACCATTTGTTCAGCCAACTCTCTTGTCCAAGTAGAGTTTGATTTGAAGTAGGGGGACTCAGTAGCTAAAGAATAGTAAATTAAATAAGGAACATATGATTCCCAAAGCTCTTCAATATTTGATTCAATATTTAAAACATCTTTAGGGAATACGCTGTTTACGGCAAATTGTATAGACTTTTTTGTTCCAGCCCTCTTATAGATGTCTACAGCATTTCTTAATTGTAGTCTCCATCTTTCCGTGTCCGAACCAAACAGCTTCCAGCCAATTAGATCGGCTAGCAGAGGCAAATATTCTTCTGGGCAATTCTCTATGTCTGTTAGTGATCTTAGTTTCTCTGTTCCGCTATCAATGTCGTATGCTGCTAAAGATATAACTTGTAAAAGTTTATGGAATGGACCATCAGGTACTTTGTTATTTATCTTTAAAGCACTTTCTCTAAATATATCAAATCTAGTCTTTACTGTATAATCTGATCTATCAGCATATAGTGGAGAGTAGATTATATCTATCCAAGTTTTTAATTTTTCTAGCTGTTGAGTTCCGCTAGTGTATTGAGTATTGGAACTAACGAATACTGAAGGATAGTATGATGTTAAATTATTTCTCCAAAGGTATTCGCTAAGTAGTTTTAGACAATCGTTTAAATATATCGACTTACCAAAAAATAGATTATTAGCTAATAAATTAGATATGTCGGAGGATACACTATATGTAACTCCGCTTGTATTTAAGAAGTAAAGCCAGGATAGGTTATCTATTAAATAAGAATGTACAGAAGACCCAGCTTCACCTTTAGTAAAATAAGAAGTTGGCTTATTTAAAACTATGGATGGCAGAAGAGTTGAATCAAGATAATTTTTAAACGCTGCGCTAGACTCAAAATCACTATATGCTACTTCTACCCTGTCTAATATTTTATTATAAAATGTTTCTGGGGTTATGTCAGATAGTCTGTTTTGCTTTATGAAGTATTTTGATATGCCTTGAAAAGAATTTATTGAACTGTAGACAGTACCAGATAGAGCACTAACATTTAATATGGAGGAAGTATTCTCGCATACTTTTATGTGAGAATTAATTATTTGATCCTTAATATCGACATCTTCGCCAAAATATTTGATGTCATCATATATCAAATATTTTGGGACGATATACTCAAGTGCTTTTGAGTAATTAGACTTAAAATAAGTCTTGTCGTTTAAGTATGACTTCCCTGGCATTATATTATCACTGTGTTGATTGTAAAGTTATTCAATTGAACAATTTCATTGAAATCTATTCTTATTGTTGAATCAATATTATCTATGGTGGCAAATCTAACTTCTGGTATTTCTAGTATGAAAGTAACTAAATCTTGTGGGACAAATGGTTCTCCAAACTCAGCATTATCGGTATTGAAATATTCTATTATTTTATT